CATTAGCTTCAAATTGTGGGGAAGCAGCTTTTTTAATTAAGTAAGCTGGGATACCGTCTATGTACATTATGAATCTGTTTTGAACCTTAGGTTCAAAAGCGGTAAACATAATCTCTGATGCGTCTAATACTGCCATTGTTTATATTCTTGTTTATTATAAATATCTAAATTTTAAATTTTTATTATACTGGGAAAGTAGCTCCGGTTGGTTGTAGAGTGAAATCCAAGATAATAAATTCAGCAGTTTTAGTAGGTTGAACATAAATTTGACCAACTAATTGATTACGATCAATTACGTCTGCTGTATTGTTTGTATCGTCCATTATTACTTTGTAAGCATATAAACCTTGTCTTGATACAACTGATTCCATATATGGATTTACAGTTGATAAGAAACGATTACGTGTTACAGTAGTATTTTGTTCAAACACTAATTGACGAGAAACTGATGTTACAAAGCGCTTCAAGTTAATCAATAAACGACGAACATTAATACGATCTAATGAAGTTGGACGTTTTTGGAATGTTTTCTGACCAAATGCTACAACTCCCTCACCTGGGAATGTTGCTAATGGATTAACATTTGCTTCGTATAAGCTATCACGATCGTCTGCTGATAATTTCTTTTCAGCTCTAATTACTGAACCAATTCCACCACGATTTAAACCTGCAGGAGCGAACCATTCAGCACCTACTTGATCATTGAATGAGTAAACACCAGCCATTACTACTGAAGCTGGAACCCATACTGGGCGGCCTAAGTTAGCGCTAAATGTTTGAACCCATGGCCAATAACCAGCACCATAGTTAGAAGTTGAACCAGCAGCAGCTTGTATTGCTCCGTTTTTACCGGCGCCAAATGCTACTAAATCAGCAATTGCAAAAGCATCTCCGCGATCTTCAGCAATTCCTATAATATTATCTGAAGTAGCGTTTGCATTAGCACTTAAAAATAAACCTGGAGATAACAATAAGTTGAAATCATACTCATCTTTATTTGAAAGTAAAGCAATACCTGCTTCATATTCTGTCATGATAAATCCTTGTGAGTTTGTAGCTGTAGAAGTGATATTATCAAAGAAAGCAGCATTACCACGATTTGTAGCAGCAACACCACCTGAGAATGAACCACCATATGAGCCAGATCCTACAGCAGGTAATGAACCTGAGTATTGAGTAGCTTTATAGTTACCATCATTATCAATTGAATCAGCTTGAATAGTAGTAATTGAAGCTACACGAACATATTGACTAGATACAGCGTATGAACCTGTTAATTGTACGTAAGCTGAATCACCTCCTGCAGCAGCAACATATACTGGTTTTTCATCTCCAATTACACGAGAAATGTAGTTAGGCAATTGTGGGTCTAATGATAAGTTAGCCCAAGTTTCTAAGACATTTTTGTTTTGTGTATTGTCATCACCTTGACGAACAGTAATAGTAAATGTACCACTTCCTGTATTAACATTTGTTACTTCCCAACGAACGTTATTTGAAGAACCTGATGCTAAAGCACCTCCAGCTGACAAAGAACTTGTGTTGTTTAATTGATCTCCATATGCTAGTGCTTCTAAAGTAAATGAAGCTACCGCAGAATCAGAGAATGAAGAAACAGACGCTTGTGCGTATGTGTTGTAGTTAGAACCAGAAATAATACGAGTAACAAGCAATGATTGACCACCACCTGAAAAGTATTCTTTAGCTGCTAGTGAAGTGAAATATTCATAATATTGACTTCCTGATTTAAATGTTTCACCAAATTGAGAAACATAATCTGAATATGAGGTAACTACTGTAGGGACTAATGGGCGTCCATTTACTGTTGGGCCAACAATTGCGGCTCCAGTTACAACAGGTCCTCTTGATACTAATGATTTGTCGCTTTCGTTAACAAATACACCAGGTGATATAATTTTTTCTGCCATTGTATTTTTAGTATTAAATATATTCGGGTAATTCTACAATAAATATATAGCAGAGAATCAAAAACGAAAGGCGAACTATGAAAGTTCGCCTGTTTCAAAATTAATGTTAACACCTGGATAATTTGATTCTAAGGTGTTTACTAATTCTTTTTCTTTTTCTTGAACTTTTTTATAGCTAAGATAAAAGTTTTTTAATTCTGTTTTTACTTTATCTAATTCTTCTTCTAAATTGCGTTCAATTATATGTAACTCACCCATTTGGAGAGCAATTATTTGAAATTCTTTTTGAAGTTCATTAACCTTGTTAAATTCTTCATCTGTTAATTTTGTAGGTTTTATCATACTGGCCATTTATTTTCGGGGCACGATTTTTCTACTGGAGAGTATATTTTACCTTTTAAAGGGCAACCACATCTTCCACAATAATAAAAATCACCCACATCATTATATTTTCTAAATTCACATGTATTACATACAGCAATACGTTGATCTGCTATTTGTTGTTTTTCTTCTGATGGATTCATTGCTGTAATCCAAGATTGAGCTATTTCTAAAAATTTATTCATTTGTTTTTATAAAATAAGTATCAATTACGTTATAAATATCTTTAGTAATTACATCTTTTAAATCTTCTAAAGTTAAATCTATTAATTCAACTTCATTTGTATTTTCAGTTAAAAACTTATTCCACTCTTCATTGTATTTAACAAATTCGGGATTTGGTACTCTATTTTCAAAATCGATCCAACGATCTAATCCAAAATTACCATCTTTATCATCAGCACCATATTTTTCAATTAAATCATTTTGAACTTGAAGAATAGATTTTTTTAATTCAATTACTTTTTTAACATCTTCTTTTAATTTAAATTTTAAACTATGAGATATTTTTTGAAAAAGTAAACCTTCTACTTGTACTTCCCCTTCAGGTAATACAAGTCCGTTTAATTCTATATCTAAATTTAAAACTTCAAATAATTTTAATTTTGCTTTCATATTATAAATTTCTAATTACTTCTTGAAATATATCTACTTCAGGATGCATTAAATGTTCATAGTCTTTACTTGTTACACTTAATTCACCTGTAGCTTTTAGGTTTGTAATATTATATATTTTTCTGTTGTGTTTATCTTTATTCCACCAATATAATAAATCATCCCCACAAAACACCTTCATTCGTTCATCTATATGTATGTAATTCTTTTTATTTAATATCATCATACACCCGAATCCTAAAGTTCTACAAGGCGCTTCATTAAAATGAAATACTTCTAAACTGTCGTTTAATGTATCAAAGAAATTTTGATTTGCATCAAATCCTATCATACATTCTTCGGACATTGTAGTAAGAGTTTCTATATTTGTTTTTAATGTTGAAAAATTAAATGTTATATCATCATTTAACAAACAAATCAAATCATTACTTGCTAATTCAACTCCTAAATTCCATGATGGGTTTACACCTATATTATGAGTTTGGTATGAGGTTATTTTCCATCCCCAATTAATAGTTACTCGGTTAGGTGTATGATTAAAATTATCTATTATGATAAATTCAGCACCTGGTATATTAGCATCTATAAATGAGTCAAAACTTTCATTTATTTTATCACATTTCCATAATGTTGGTATTATAAATGATATCACAACTTGTATATTTTATTTACATAATTTTCGTTAATTCCAAATCTACTTTCTACACTTAATGGAGAGTCTGGATTTGTATTGTAACAATAATCTTCAACACCTAATTCTTTAAATCGTTCAGCAATTTTATCATTATAGTAATACATTATTGTTCTTACTCGACGTTGTATATCTTTTCTTGATAAATCTGTAGTGTTAGATGAGTGCATAAATTGTAAGTATCCTAATTTAGGAATACGCATCATTATTGTATTTAAAAATGTTCTAATAATTAATTCATAATCATCAGCAACAGATAATCCTCTATTATGACCTCCTATTTGGTAATATATTTCTTTTCTCCATGCTCTAACATGATTAGGAACACCTACAATATGACGAATAGTTTTTGGATTAATATTTGGTGTAATACAAGAATCATATCTCATACCATCTGATTCAACATTTTCATATTTTCCATATCCTAATGCAAATCCTGGATCGTAACAAAATGATTCATAATTATCATTAATTTCAGCACTATCTGTATAGAAAAATCCAACTTCTGGGTGATCTTGTGACGCTCTATATAATAATTCAGTACAATCTGATGTTAGATAATCATCATGGTCTAATTCAGCTAAAATATATCCGCGGCATAAACTAGCAGCTCTATATTTTACTTCACCTATAATTCCTTTAGATTTTTCTCTAAAATCATATACTTTAACTCGCGGATCATTTTTAGCAATATCTTCAGCTATTTTAAGTGTTTTACCACCATCAGTTGAATCATTAACTATTACCCATTCCCAGTTATTATATGTTTGTTCTTTTAATGATTTATAAGTTCTATATAGTGCTTCTTTAGTATTATAAGCTGGGGTAAAATATGATATTAATTGTGAATTATCATTTTTTAATATATTTTCCATAGCACACTGGTATGCTGCTTGTCCAGTGTTATTATCTACTTGAGGTAAAGTAATCCATTTATTACGAATATGTAGTGGTTGAGATGCTAAATTTGGAAAATTTTCCCAATTATCTGATATACAAATTATAGAATCAGGATCAACATAAGCTAATTTTTCTTCTATAAACATATCAGTTTTAACAGTTAATACATCTAAACTATCATCTTCATAATCAGCCGCAATATATGATTTTAAATCAACATGAGTATCATTAATTAATAATACTTTAGGTACTCTTGGTTGTGGTTTTTTTTCTAAATGATTATAGTAACATAATACTTCATTATACCAATAAAACCATTCTGGATGATCAGCATATATTTTATCAATTAAAAATCCATCTGCTGAATGATGACCTGTAAATTCATAATGATTGAAAATATCACAATTAAATGTTAATTGAGCAATATCTACTCCTTGATAACGAGTATTTTC